CTACGCTTGTGTTGTAGTTGTTGTGGTTGTTGGTTTTGTAGTTGTAGTAGTAGTTGTTGTGGTTGTTGGTTTTGTAGTTGTAGTAGTAGTTCCCAAAGCGCTAATATCTAACACAATGAAACTATCGTTACGTTTAGGTTGTCCATTTGCATATTGTTTAGCTAGATAAATGCGTTCGTCTTCAACAAAATGGTATTCATCTGAAGCTTCAATTTTTAGCGTAGATCCTACACCCATGAAGTAATCTGAAGCTACCCCAATAACTGCTTTTCCTTCTGGCACAGCTGTTGACTGCAAGTCTGAAACTGGTACTGGCAATACTTGTACATATTCTCCATTAGCAGTTAGTACGGTTTTAGCTGGGAAAACTTTAGACCAGTAATCTGTTGGATTCACAATTAGGACCACATCAGAAGGATTTACATTACGATAAATCGGATCATCTACGCCTTCGATATTGAATTTTGATAGTCGCGCCATCAAACCGCCCATAGTTGCAGCATCTAAAGCTGTAATAGGTTCTGCTGTTTTTTCAGCATATTCTCCGCTAGTTTGTTTGCTCATGTCACGCATCATTCCGACTGGCATATCTTTACCAGTACCATCAACAATTGCTTGTTCTAATGCAATTCTCAATGATTCTACTAAAACAGTACGGACATAACGATCTAACCATACTGGACCTAAGTCAAGCATTGCCTTACATACAGGAATATAACCTGATAGCTTGAACTGCTTCATGTTAATTACGTCAAAGCCATTATCTAAAACTTTTTTAACAGCTTCGCAAAGTTTACCCCACCATGCTGGATTGACTCCACGTGACACAATCCATTCTGTTACACCAGTTGTGTTAACAAAAGTAATTTTTTGCAATAGTGGATGAGATTGTTCTAGATCTTCAAATACGCGTTCAAATACAGTAGCTGGTACTAATTCTTCAACTCCTGCAAAACCTTCGTTATTCACTACTTCGTTATAGAATTTTGTTTCTTGTGTAGTTAGTACACGCTGACCACGGTTCATTAATACTAATTGATCTTGATTTTTTGCTGTTGCTTCTTCTAAAATTTTATCCTGAATTTCCTTAGATAAGCTTACCATAGCTGCGCTAAAAGATTCTTCGTTACCATCTTTAAAAGCTTTCATCAATTGGTCGCTTGCAGCTGTTACACCTTTTAAATTTTTAACTGTCATTATTTTGCATCTCCTTGTCCAAATGTTTTATTTAATGCTGCTGTAAATGCAGCAATTTTTTCTGCTCTTTTTTCTTCAACGTCATTCAAAATTTCTTCAACGCTTTGTTCTTTTTTAGCTTCAGTACCTGAGCTATTTTCTGCATCGATAATTTCATCGACCAATCCATAACTCAAAGCTGTTTCTGCATCCATAAACGATTCTTTTTCAAGAAGTTCTTGCAATGCTTCATCTGTGCCATTGAATCGTGTTTTATATGAAGCCTTTACCGATTTATCAATTGATTCCAGTTGGTCAGCAATCGTGCGAAAATCATCGACATTTCCTTCTCCGTATGTGGAAGCGCGGTGAATCATCAATTGCGCATTGTTGTAAATTTTTACAGTATCGCCAGCCATTGCGATAATTGAAGCAGCACTAGCGGCTAATCCGTTAATCACAACGTTGATTTTTGCTTTATTTGACTTAAGTAAGTTCCCAATAGCAATCCCTTGAAATACGTCTCCACCGTTTGAATTAATTACTACTTCAATTTCTTCTTGATCACCTAGACTATCCAAAATATTTTTGATTCCCTTGTCAGTATTCCCTTCAAAGAACCAACTAGAACCAATAAATCCCTGAATAAAAATTTGCGGTACTGTGCCTTCATTCTTCACTGCTAGAAATGTTTTCATTGTCGTCATTCGCCTCACCTCCTTTCGATACTTGTTGGTTGTTTTTAGTTATAAATATTTCATCTGCCATCGCCTTATCAGAGCGATCATTTCCAACGCGTTCTCTTCCTTCGTTGATTGTAAATACCCCATTTCTAATGCCTACATCAATAGCGTCAACCAAATCTTTGAAGCTAGTAATCTTGATCATAGTTGTATCAACACGCACAAAATTCCCTGACAAGTATTCTTCTGCTTCATAGAGACTAGCGTTAAACGCATCCTGAATAAGTTCAGCAATTGGAATGATTTCGAACATTAAAAAAGCGTCCACTTGATCCGATAACCCACTCATGTCTCCCTTTAGTAGGTTTTTCGGAACGTGAAACGCTGCTGCTGTCATCTCAAAGATGTCGTCTATTAAGTTTTTTATATCTCTTGAATTGCTTTGGAAGTTTCCGCTGAAATCTTCTAAATTGAATCCTTCTTGTAGTTGGAATACTGCCCCTGCATTGTCCGCTTCCATGAATGGTTTGAACTGCGATGTCATCATTTTATTGATTTGGTCTTGTGTTGTATTGTCTTGCGGTCGGAATAAATTCCCTTTCAGTACGTATCTACGAGCGTTAGAACGCTTGTAAACATTCATGGCACTAGAAATGAGTTTCCCATACGCTTGATAATACGCATCGACTAGTTGCCTAATTTGTTGATCTGCGTATTTTATATAGATAACATCACTTTCTAGAAATTCTCTATCAAGGACTATGTTGTTAATTTGCACTTGAGAAAACACATCATCTTTTAATGCATACTCTGTGATATCCCAACTATCCGCAATAAATATTTCGCTAGAATTATTAGACGGAGAAACGATCAATACTTCATTGTAGAATATTAATCTCCTGATCAGTTTTTTTCTAAATTCTGTTGCATTATTTTTCTTATTAGGAGCTACATTTAGCCTATAGTAAAGATCATTCTTTTTATTTTTTCCATCTTCATATGACTTGAATTCCGCTTTGCTCATCGCATTTGCAATCAAATCAATACAAGTTTCAATTGCAAATTTTCGATACACAAAATCAACTTGCAATTTACAAAAATATTCTTCTAAAGGAACTGTTGCTTTTTTTGTGAAGTATCCTACCGCCTTTTGAAAAATCCCCACTTTCTCACCTCCTTTCAAGTTAGAATACTAGAGGAGTAAATCCAGTTCCTGTATTTTCTACTGAGCTATTTGTGACTGTTACAGGAGCAGAATCATAAATATCATCTAAAAAATTCAAACCATGAAGGAATGAAAAAAAGCCATCCGTTTTTCTAGTTTCAGGTTCTATTTTTTCATAGCGTATATTTCCATTAGAAATATGCTCTTCATATACATTCATGCAATACCAACGCATAATCGCATCGTCACCAAAAAATAAACGTTGATTAATAAAAAGGTCATCAACCAGATCTTTTAACATACCATGTGTAACAGATCCGCTTCGAACAATTTCCACAGTAAAACCTGCTTCTTCTAAAGCGGGCTTCAATATTTTTGCACGGTACATATCCATAGCGATTTTTTTAATATAATATTTATTACTCATTTCAAGAAACCAACCTACAATATAATCAGCTTCTATATTTTTCCCATGAACGATTTGTGATTTTCCTTGATCTATAGAAATATCTATAACCTCTCGTTTTATGTTCTGTAATCGAAGAGCTGATTCGTGGATAAAAGTATGTTGGGTAAAATACACATCTTTATCATATTTTCCTAGCAACCCAACACTGGCAAAATCTCGTCTATCAGCAAAATCGACTGTTCCTATCACTTCATCCATTTTTTCAGGAAATTCTTTTTCTTTCGTATGCAGAACATCATCATATGAAGCAACAGCAAATCGTGTATCTTCCATAGGTCTGTTCATTCGTTTTGTCATGAACGTAAGTCTTAAACCAGCATTACGTTGCATTTGAGAGTATTCTTGAAACATTTTCCGTTTTAAATCTGCATTGTAATTAATAGTTGGACAAGCTTTTTCCCACATGTCGGGATCATCAACTTCATTATCGTTATCCAAGCGACAAATAAATGGAAACAAACTAGAAAATTCTGCTCCATCCTTGTCAATTCCAAGTTCTCCAGAAAGAATCATTTTTGATTCTTCTATAATGTCATCAAGCGGACCACCACGAACATGACCATTAGTTGTATCATAAAATTCTCTATAATCTCGAATTTTACCACCACCAGAAGTAGCCACATTTATCATTGAATAATCTTCATTTTCGTGAATTTCATCAAAGCGGTTTGCACCTGGTCGCTTACCATCTTTTGTTCTAGCGTTTGCCGTGTTATAACGAAGCTTGCTATTTGTAGCGATATTTTGAATAACTTTCTTCGTAGCTTTAAATACTTTTTTATCTAAATCAGGATGATCTTTAATTACTTTAAATACATCATCAAAACTAGTCTTTGCTTGGCTTTCATTATTGGCATAGATATCAATATCATAATTTTTAATACCGTGTTTTGCAGTCAGCAAGAAAAAATTGTTCCAAGAAGCAAAACCAGTTTTACCATTACCACGTCCCATTAATGAAAGATATCTATTGAACACTAACGTTTTATCTTTTTTCCATCGGACTCCATAAATAAAACATTGTAGAAATTTTTCCCACGGAATTAATTCAAATGGAAAGTATTGTGCTGGAATATTGATTGAATCCTCTACCATTTGCTTATCGAAGTAAATATCTTCTCTAGTAAAGACTCTTTCTTCTAGATACTTTTTTAGCAATAATTGTTCTTTGCATACCTTGATAGTGCCTTCTTCTATAGCTTTGAACCAATTTTCAATATGCTTATAACTCAGGAATTGATTCATTTGCTTCACCTACCAATTCAGGAGTAATGGCAAGTTTATCCAACATCAATCCCATTTGTTTGTTGACAGAAACAAGCAACGCTACTGATTCATTCTTTTTACCATTCTCCAATCTAATACCGTTCTCGGATATATCTTCTTCCAGTGATATCGCCGTTTCCCATAAACTGATATAACGATCAACATTATCTAAGAATGGCTCAATATTTGTTTTCTGACTTTCCAACTGGCTTATTAAAGAGCGGCGTAATTTTTCTCTGTAGCGATTTTGAGACAATTCGTTTTTAAACATCTTAGCCCTCCTTTCATGATAAAGTTCGAAAAAATCTCTTTTCCTGACAGCCCCCTCCGTTTCATCACCCCCAAAAAATTTGCGATTTATTTTAAAAGGGGGGGTTATCTCACCATCGGAATGAAAGCTTCAGCGAAGTCAATGTAATAATTAATCTCTTCAATGCTATATCCAAAAATATTTTTTATTCTTTCAACGTTATTATCTTTATTCAACGCTTCTCTTACTTGATTCACTTTGTATTTACTACAACAGTTATCTGATAACAGATCCCTGATGCCTACATAGCGAACGTATATCAAACGTTTAATTAATCCTTGTGTATAAGATGAATACTCTTCAATCTTTTCTGTATCATACTCTCTGCCATTGTCATTGATGATCATGCACTTACCACCTTTCACTTGCGTCGAAGTTAGCAAAGCTTTCTATCTTCTTCTCTTGTTTATCCAATGCTGTAAGATATCTGCCATGAACTTCATTATGATGTTCAACACATAAACAAATAAGATTATCTAAATCTAAAGCTAAGTCAGGTCTATCCTTGACTTCCTTTATATGATGAACGTTCTCTACTCTATGATACTTACCTAGTCTTCTACACTCTTGGCATTCATAGTGATCTCGTTTCATCGCTTTCTCTCTAAGCCTGCGCCATTTAGGAGACTGATAGAACTTAACTAAACGATCTTCTCTTATCAACTGTAATAGCCATCTATAGAATTCCTCGGTCATGTTCCGTCTCCTTTCGCAATCTTATTTAATGCTTAGCTATTCTTTTGCCATACAATGGAATAACTTCGTTGTTTTCCTTTCGTTTATATGTATCGCTCTTTATTGGTCTTCTATACTTTCGTACTATCTCACCGTTACCGTTTTGTATAGTGATTACTTCATACTTCTGTTCTAAGTATTGTGGTCTATACATTGTTGTTAACCTCCTTTATGTAAAATAAAAAGACCACTCAACGAGTGATCTAATATGTAAAAACTACATCTCAGAGGAGCTCATGAGATGCAGTTATAACGCTATGTGAACACTGGACTAGAATACCGTCTCTAGCCAAGACCTACGCAATGATACAAAGCCTCACACAGGCAACTTGCCGTGTTCCTAGCAAGTCCAACTTAATGTTAGCGAGATTGCCCATTCCTCTTGCAGTAGCCATAGAATGGTATAAGGGTCTGATTGCCTCCACTACTGCTCAATCTCTAAGCGGTTTTACTTTCGGGATCTTGTACCGCAAACCCAAAGTCGCTGGAGTGGGATTGCACCACTCATGTACTAGTCCGCTCTAGTTTTGTACAAGGTCCCAGTAGTCCGCCGTACGCAACCTACCTTCACCTTTGCGTCTCTCTACTTCCGCCACAGCGACACTATAAAATTATTCTTGGCTGCTACTATTTTTTATTTTGCCCATTTTTAAATCCAATCATATAGACATTAAGACAGAGCGCAAAAATTGAAATTATTAATGGAATCATTTCTCTTCACTTACCTTTAGTTATCTTGTGAATAATTAAAAAAACAATAGACAGCAACGGATGATAGATAATAAGAACAATTTAGAAGGAGTTGGAATTCACATCCTTATTCTTAATATTTCCGCTACTGTCTATCGAAGCTTAATTAAACGATGAGGGAGATTTCCTCCCTTACATTTTATTTTGTCGATCCTGTTTCCTAATCTTTCGACACTATCATAATATCACGTTAAAACACTCAAAAACCCTACACTATCCCTACAAAAACCCTACAAAATCAACGATACTGAACTAACACGCCTTTTTTGTATGCTTCTGCAAATTCGATCAATGCGATGGATTTCAGCTTCTCTACGTTCTTCTCTCCGTATCCTCGTATCAATTGCCCTATTTCATAATTAGAGTGCTTATTGACGTCACAGAAGCTGTAGTAGAGTATCTGACGACTAATTAGACTAAGAGCCATCAAAGCTGCTAGTATTGCGTCTCTCTCCGCTTCTATATCCATCATCTGAATGATCGCGTCTTCTGTCTTATTGCCGTGCTTCGGTGCCTTCGGCATATCGGTTATGATAGGAGACTTAATATCTATCAAAGAGCGACCTGCCATCCGCTCCAAACGCCGAAAGTTCTTCAGCACATCTCTCGCATTACATCTTGTCTGTTTGAAATCTACCTCTCGTAACAATTGCATCAAGTCAAACCGCTCCTTTTATGTGATATAATAAACTTGTCGGTTTTATTACATCAGTCGGAGCGATCCGGCTTTTTTTATTTGCCGAGTTACACTTCTCGACTTACATAGCTCACAACAGCTGCATAGTAAGTTGTATAACCTCTCTTAGAAGTTGCTAAAGATATATGCTGAATCTCATTGTTTTTCGCAAAATCGTTTAATTCTTTTTCTAATTCATAGCGTGTGTCCTCTTCAAAGATTTTAAATTCCATTGTTTATAACATCCATATCCACCAATCGAGCCACTGCTAAATTCTCTTTGCTTTTCGCTGTCCATTTATCACATTCCATCGTGTTTTCAATACGAATGATCGCTGAGTGATTATAGACGTGTTCTACATATCCACGAAATGGATAAACGAACCCTTCTGCTTCGCAGCGAACCATGTCACCGACTTTGAATTTTGGTTTCTTACGTTTTTTAGGATTCTTTGTCGGCATATCTAGCATTAAACCGCCGATGCCGTGACTACTAGCGTAAAATCCGTCTTTTAGTTTCATTCCGCTTCCTCCTGTTCTAATCCCCATTGAGCGAATGCTGCTAGGACTTCAAATTGCTCTTTGTCTGTTAATTCCATCAAAGGATCCCTTAATTCGTCTAAATGCCCCCATGCTGCATTATTCATCATCCAAAATACAACTTGCATTGGCTTTCCTGTTGGCGCAGTTAGTTTCAACCACTCCAACACGATTTTCTGATTGTCGTTGAGTTGATATGGATCTTCTATTTGTCTTAAATCTTCCAATTCAAGTCGTAGATGACTGATTTGAGTCATTTTAGCTTGCTCAACAATTGGAAACCCCAATCCCAAACTATCTTCTAAATTTTGGAGTTCGCTTTCTTTCTCAGATATGAGTTGGTGCAATTTTTTCATCCTTCTGCCACCTCTTCCACTGTTCCATTCACCAATAATGCTGCAGCATCCGCTGTTGCTTTATCAGTGAAAAGCAATCGATGAGATGGATTGCATTCAAAACTATAATTTACTCCATCTTTTCCCCATAAAGCACATTTAGTAAGATAGTTGCCATCGGCATTCTTTATTGCCCATACTGGCTCTTTCTCGACCTCGTAGCCGTCTTTCATGCGGATGAGGGTTTCGATTGGATTGTTTTCAGCATTATCAAGCCAATTTTCAAAATCTGTCTCGTGTGGGTATCTTTTACCGTCCAATTCTCTGATTTTCGTAAAAATCGCTAAATCTAATGCATGTTTGTTATCCTCAAACCAATCCGCCACAAACTTCGGCATAACGTGTTTCTGCGGTTCACCAGTCTTACCAAATACAGCATTATCTAAAGTGTTTCTCAAGCTTTGTGCCGATTCAGGATAAGCCTCAGCTACCTTATTCCAAGCTTGTTCGTCTGTAATTTTTGATTCATTTAGTCTTTTCACCAACTTTAAAGATACTTCATAAGCGCCGTACCTTCCTTGACCATGCTCATCCATAGCGTTCTCATAACTCTTTACATATTTAGCTAATTCATCAATCAATTCTTGTTTATTCATCGCTGTTCATCCCCCGATAACTCTGGATTTTCGGTAGTAGTCATAAATCGATCTCTCTTCAAAAGTTCTGGTGAATTATAAATATTCCCCGCTACCGTCAATTGTTTTCTATTACTATATAATTCTGTTTCGTAGATGTGTTCACCGCGAATTCTGTAGGCTCCATTTTTTGCTCTAAAAACTTCTACGTAACTGTGCCAATAAGTATCGGCGTAGTTCGTTGATTTATGAGTGATAAGCGCTATATCCCCTTCAAATATCTCCACACCATTCTTATCTTTCAGTCCTGTGGATTGCATGAGCTCGTATTTGTCTATCATTCCCCACATGCCACCGCCTAAATTTACAAGCGGAGCAATAAAGCCTGTTTCATCGTCTATTGTCCAATCCACACTTTTATCATTATGCGGATAATACATTTCATTTTCTTCTTTTGAATACGCTCGAAATCTCGGTATCATTTGCTGTCCTCCAAATCACTCGACTTCACGAATACACCATCTACCATCTTCCCTGTGCGTCCTTTGATTTCGTTGTACGCCATTTCTAAACACTCTTGTACATTTGTCCCTTTTTGCATGGAAAGGATAATCAGCGTAACGATTACATCTCCTACGCTATCTTTAAATAGCTCGTCATTACTTCTTGCCATTGCCGATGCTATTTCCCCGAATTCCTCAGCTACTTTCAAAAACTGTGCTTTTGGATCTGCTTGATCCAATCCCTTATCTTTAGCCCACTGCTCTACTTTTGTGATTAGTTCGTCCATTATTCATTCTCCTTTATATATTTAAGTTGGATAATACAACTTGTAACAAATGAAGCTAATGTTAAAATTGTGCCGATTGGTGTTAAAAAACCGCTTTTTATCGCATTAATTAATATAGCTACAAATATCGTTATATAGAATAAAAAGTGAATTGACGCTAACGTTGAATTAAACATCTAGTCCTCCTCGAAATACTCATTCAGTATCTCTCTATACTTTTCTACAAATTTGAAACGATCTTGATGAAGCTTCTGACTCCAACCTGTTTGCTGATCCAGCTCACGCATCTGATCGAACCCTTTTTGAATTTCGTTGTAATAAAATTCAATTTTTGCTGCTGCTTTCCAATGCCTGCTACTTCGCACTCCTGCTCCTGTTTCAGCCATTTCTAACTTAACTAATTCCGCTCGTTCTTTTGATTTTTTGTCTTTCTGAATCTTCATCATGATTTTCTTGAGGATGATGTCACTGTATTGTGTAATGAGATCCATTATTTCTCCTCCACATACCTAAATTGTCGTCCTTTTGAATCAATCCATAAGCTCCTAGCTCTATCCCAAATAATGTTTTTGCTCAGACCAGTAATTTCAGATAACTGTTCAGCAGTACCTGTTACTAGAATTCGATCACCATGCCAGATTGCAATTTTTCTCGGCGTTCTCCGTTTGGTTTTTTCAGCCCACATTGGTTTGCCGAGCTTTTGGACTTCTGCAACTATTTCTTTGTCTTCTTGCCAAGATTCTGACTTGGTTAATTCAGCAATTCGTTTCATTGCTGCTTTCTTATCCATCCTGAAGTTCTCCTTTCAATAATTTGAGTACTTGATCAAGTGCGCTCTCACGTCCGCCGTGGAACGTGTTGAGCCACTTGTCTTCGTACGACACACTTTGTCTTAAAGCTTCTTGATGCATTAATTCAATCTGTGCTGTAAATGTTTTTAGGTCCATCTGATTACACCTGCTCAAGTTCACTAAGATGTTTTTGCAATCCTTTAATGCAATCAACAAATAGCAATTTTGTATAAGCTAAATTTCTTAATTGTGTTGCATCGATATAGAGTGCGAAATAGTATCTGAGTTTACTCCAACTTGAACGATCATTCTTAATTCCTTCGATTCCAGCTTCTTCGAGTTGATCATATACGTCTCTCAGGATTTCTATTTCCTCACCAGTTTTATACTTTGCTATTTCATTAATTAGTTCTAGATAATCGATTTTCAATTTTCCACCTCTTAGAATGGTGCTTTTGATTGTCTATTAGCTCGTTCTAGCGCTTTTTTCTTAAGATAGGCTTCTTGGTCGATTGCCCACTCAGGAAGCTTCTCTCGTCTTCCTGTGCGCTTGTATCCACTGCTTGCGTTCTTAGATTCATTTTTTTCTTTTCTTGCCCAGCTTCGAATAGTTGCCAAATAGTTTTTATAAGTCTTACCTGATGATTCACAATACTCAGATAGCCGTTCTATTCGCTCTTGGTAGTCATTAGGGAATTCTGTTTTGAGTTTCTCCATCTGCTCATCTGACAAAAGAACATTTTTATACTCTCCGTATTTATGACGGATGGGCTTAGCCTTCGATTTTTTCGAAGGCGTTACATCTTTTATCTCTTTACTATCCTTACCTAACCTATCCTTACCTAACCTAACCTGTGTATCCATTTGGTATACCGCTTGGTTGTCATCTGGTATACCAAGTTTTTCATCATGTTTAGAAAGCTCTTCTGCAAATGTATAAGCTTTGTTATCTTTGTCTGCTAGTAAAGCTTTTTCATCCTGATATAACGTGGGTTTGTAACGATCATTACGAATATAGTTGTGTATTTTCCAATGCTTAATGACGATCACACCGCTCTCGAAAACTAAGATGAATCTTTTTGCCATAAGCAGTTTTAAATCATCATCACCACAACCAACCATACGTTGTATTTTTTTGGGATTATTAATAAATCCGTCATCATCTGCGCGCATTGATAGATGGAAATATAATGCCTGTGTCGATAAAGGCATATCTAGGAATGCATCAGAATCAATAATTGTCTTTGCGAACATTCTTCTTTCTGCCAAAATTATTCCTCCTCATCCACGACGATAATCGTGTACTGGTAACAAGTCTCTGTAATTCCATTAACTAATCTATTGGTCTTAATTTTTTCGACACTAATATCGCTTTGTTCAGCTTGTGTGCCAATGAAAGCAAATGTCATGATTTCTAAGAACAATTTGTCTCTCGGACTCATTTTTTTATACTTAGTGTGCCATGTTTGTGCAAACGCTACTGCATTTAAATTAATCATCATTAGACCCCGATTCTTAATTTCTTGATTGTCTCCTGGTTTAACTTGATTCCTTTGATTTGATATTTATTTTTAAAATTGATCACACCTATTTTGTGTTTCTCTGTGTGATGGATTCTGCAGAGTGCTGCAAATGTGTACTCTGAATGATCAACTTCTTTGCGCTTTCGTCTTCCTAGCGCTTTGTCAAAGTGATCGATGTCAGCTCCTGTTTTGCCACAGATGCAGCAGACTCTTTTTGTGATGCATTTGTAGAAGTAATATTCTTGATTCGCTGGTAAAATCTCATAGCCTTCTTTGAAAGGAATATGATGTTCAAAGATGAAATCTAAGATGATATTTGCTAAGACGTTAGCATCACTCACAGTCGTATTCGATTCATCTTTGAGGCTTATTTTGCGACCTGTGACACCTTCAAAGCGGAAGTAAAAGAATTCCTTCCAGAAGTCCGTTGGCATCCCTGTGTCAATGAAAATATCGCCTATGAGTGCATAGATGAAGTTTCGTTGCTGCACAGTAAATCGACGTGGATCAATAAATCGAACTTCAATAATCCGATCGCCATCATATCCGTCGTACATCGTCTTCAAACGTTCAATGTTCACTTCCTCATTGATTGTTGCACCTATGTCTTTTCCTTTGAACTTTTTCAGAACCGCTGAATATGAATCGATTAATGGTTTAAACACTCATATCACTTCTTATCTAATTCTTTTCTCTTAGCTGCTATTGCTCGCTCCATCAAGGCACATTGCTCATAGCTTAACTGTTCAATAGTTTCAACGTTATCAGCTAAGAGCCCTAATTTATCTGTCTGCTCATTAACATATTCGATTAAGGTTTTGGTCATATCTTTACCCATCTGCTCATTGAAAGCTTCTAGAATCGTCTCTAGCATGTTTAATTTCTTTGTATCGATTCTAGGTGGTGTTGGAATATCTTCCCCTTGAAATACATATAATCCCAGTCCGTGTAGAGCCAATGCTTTCACAAAGCATCGCTTCAATGAGTTATTGATTTGCATAGCATTTGGTTTAACAACTGGTTGGTTTCGATAATCTAAAACAGGAAATAACTCGGTTTCCGTGTGTCCTTTAACCGTTACTGAGACAGATACATAAGTCCCTGTTTCATCCATAAGAAAAGGTTTGTATTCCTCAACAAGAAAGTCTTGATGAGTTCCAGAAACAACTCTGTAGTGTTTGTACTCATTAATAGTTACCGTTGCCTGTGGATCATTCTTTTTCATAATCTCCCACGCGTGAGCCCAAGATAAATAATCAAAATTTCCTTTTTTCTTGAGAATTTTATTTAACTTGCGACTAAAAAGTTTTTCAAAGTTCGTTGTCCCTTTGATTTCACTCATCAAATTCTGCCTCCATTTCAGCAATGTATTTCTTACCTGGTCCGTAATAAGAGATATCAATCAAGTTATCTCTGTCGTACTCTTCTAATGCATCAGTCAAGCCATCTTCGATGACATAAATGTATTCAGGTTTGTTTGAATGTTTTGATAGATGAATAAGGTAAACATGATCCCAAATGCTCACAAAATTGCCCAAATCGTCTTGATCGCATGCTAGCTCTTCATTCGTCAAAAGATTTCGTCTGATTTTTCGATTATTTGTTTCCTCGACATTCGATTTGCCCCAACTAGGATTAGTCAAATATTGATCTAGAGTGGAAAGTTCATTTTCCATATGTTAAAATCTCCTTAGTTATGATTTTTTTGAGTGACTCATTGCTTTGGTCGGCTGAGTCACTTTTTTATTTGTTGCCATGCTTTTTGCTTATCAATATGTTGTTGGCTTAGGATGCTTGGTTTATTGTGTCTCCACCAGCGATTAGCAATTACCGTCCCTATTCTTAGCGCTTCAGCTCTATTCATTTTCATCACCAAAAAGTCTTTGTTGTCTGTTCAGTTGATCGATTTCCATGCGGATCCCAGTTTCTGGTAACCACATTTCAATAAATGAAACAGCATCATCGAATCTCTTACGAGGTAACTCGCCATATCTTGGGATTGAAAAGGTACGTTTAAATTCAGACCAAAATTTTGAGAATACTTTTTTGCTGATTTCTTCATAAGCTCGGCTTTCTTTACCTCCTAAAACTTCCATAACTTTCATATTTCCTTTTTGCTTAATTTCAAACTCTTGTTGTCCGCTAATTCGCATAGTATCTTTAAGCATGGAGACATCTTTTTTAACATCTTTCATTTCTTCTAGTTGGTAGATCATCATATCTTCAATTGTTTGAGGAACAGTATTCTTGCGAATAACATCTTCCATTTCGTTGAATGCTTCAATGTATTTTTGTTTGAAGTAAATAGCTTTCTTTCCTGTAAAACCCATAGCCAACAAGAAAAAACCATCTCTACTAATGAAGAAAACTCGTCGATTTCTGCCATATGAATCTGGTTCATTACCTTCTACAAACATCTGCTCAAAATTGAGCACATCTTCTTTTAACTTTTCAATATCTCTCAAAACATTTTTATGTTCTTTTCCAAAGCTGTCTGCGACTTGTAAGCTCGTAGTCACAGCTTCTTTATTTTTCAAAATTACTAATTCTTGCATTATTTCTTCTCTCCTTTTTGGTATAATTTTCGTTAGAAAGTGAGGTGATTCTATGAGGAAAAAGCTCAATTACATTCTTACTGCGACTTTAACCATATATATAATTCTGTTTATTACCTTATCTTTCCTGTCTTCAATTAAAAAAATTCCTTTTATTACATTGAATAAAAATAGTATTTTGAAGGAGTTCAATAACATTGACTACATCGCATTTCTAAAACTTTTTTCAGTCTGTGTGCTAATATCATGTGTAATTATTTTTATTGTTGCTAAAACATGTTGGACAATGTTAAATAAAAACCAACGCGATGTTGAAAATATTGCTATATTTTTAATTAAGATTACTTCCTCAATATCAATTATCATTCCGATGACTGTAACTTTTTCAAAAGAACAGTTTAATGTAGCGGCTACTTATCTTTTATTTATAGCGCTATTTTCTTTTGTTCTTCCTAAAAGAAATAAGAGCAACTTTGACAACGAGGAGCTGGATGAAGTACGCAATAGCAGCCCAAAGGAACAAAAATAAAAAAATCATATTTTAGTCAGTCCCTCCCGACTGGCTTTTTCGCTCTGTACTCAGCTTCATCAAGCCCCATAAAAATCCAAACCATGTAAACGATCGTACCTATCAACGCTTGTCTGCTTCCCCAAAGACCTAAAGCGTAGATAATTAGTGGTGCGCTGAATACTAGTGTTCTATTAAATTTTCCCATCCGCTTGCCTCCTTAAGATTTCCGAAAAATTTGTTTCTAAAAATTCAAGTGTTTTACTTCTTAAAAATAGATATGTGTCTCTTCCTTCAACTGGATAATAGACAAATCCATTTTTGTTTTTTTCGATATCGATAATATTTCTATATCTTGGGTTCTTTAATACTCTAGAAGTAAACCAATCATATTTTCTGTTAATCCGTTCTAGCACTTCTGGTAACGTCATCCATCTACCAGTATCATCAGCTTTTTTTAACTCCTCATAATCCACTTGGGAGATAATTACATAGCCTTCTGGAATTGGGATTTTTGCTTCTAGATATTGCATTAGCTGTTCCTCCCTTTACAATTCGTACATAGTGATAATCGAATCTATAATTCTGTTTGCTTCTGCAGAAGTCTTTTTACCGTTTAAAATTAAAGATAAGTAGCTTTTGCTAATTCCAAATCTTTCGGCAAGCATGGTGTATGTTAAGAACTTTGAGTTTTCGACATATTCTTTGATTTTTTCTCTATCTCGTTGAGTGATTTCTGCAATGTTAGTCATATTAAAACTCCTTTCTTTTATATTCGTAAACAAATTTAACAACTATTTCAAAAACTGCGTTGACTAAATTAACATACAATGTTAAAATCATAGCATAGTTAAATAAGACATATAATCATTGATTTAAAAAGCTTTCTTGGCGGTTGGCGTTTATTAATCAATAGTGTTTTTTGTTGTCTTTTTAGTTATTAAACTTGTTTACAAGAATGATATTAACATCTTTTGTTAAATCAGTCAACCATTTTAACAAATGAAGTTAAATATTTTTTCTTGAACGAAAGGAATATTGATATGATAACGTTTGAGAGAATAAAAGAGTTAGCAAAAAAACAGGGAAAATCATTAAATAAAGTTGAGGAAGATCTTGGCTATGGTAAAAACGTTTTATATAGACTTAAGAACTCAAACCCATCTACAGAACGTTTGCAAGAAATTGCTGACTATTTCGATGTTTCTGTAGACTATCTTCTGGGACGCGAAGAAAAAGAAACGCCTAAACATGTGGATTTATCAGAAAACGATACTGTATTTTCTTTTGATGGAAAAGAAATATCTAAGGAGACAATGCGTAAAGCGATTGCAATTGCTAAAGCTTTAGAGGAAAATGAATAGTTGGAGTGATGGGTTGTATGTATTTAAAGTTGAAAGAAATGCTGAGTGAGTATAATTTAAAGTTAATCTATATGGAAATGGAAGAACCAGGTTTTTATTATCCAAAACCAAGAATAGTATTTTTGAATGAAAAACTACACGAAGACAGTTCTGAAGCTTTTCATTTAGCCCACGAGCTCGGTCATTTCATTGCTTCACATTTTGAATATTCAGTACTGTACGATAACTCTACAACTTTTCATTCAAAATTCGAAACTGAAGCTGATAGAATTGCAATTATGATTTTACTAAATATCTTTATTGAGAACGAACTGACTGATGAATCTCAGTTCAAATTAGAAAATTTCATGGAGTTCTACTCTATCAATAATAAGTTAAGAACAGAATGTTTTAATGTTTGCCAGTCTTATTTCAAGAAAAAATACTCTTATGCACAGTAAAAAAAGCCCGTGCTGCAACACGGACTCATACCTCAATTACGAGAATACGTTTATATTATAACAAGAAATGAGGAGTGAGTAAAAATGAAAAAGAAATTTATCCCTTTAGTTATTCTTGCTGCTTTGTCATTAGCCGCGTGTGGTAGCTCGGATAATTCTTCAAGTGCAAATAGTAGTTCAAAAACTTCAGAGTCTACTACTGTTAGTTCTGCAGAATCAAAAAAAGATTTACCTTCAGAAGATCAAGGAACTGGAACAATGTACTTATCTGGTCCTGGAGGAACAACAGAAAACGGAGAAACTCTTACTATTTTTGATGATGGAGATACACAAGTAATGCAGATTGGTATGGATATTAGTGAGTTAGATGGAAATAAATTATCCTATATTTATATTGATGGATCACTTTCTTCTAAAGAACAGGTGTCAACTGGACAATCTACTTTAGGTCTAACAAAAGAAAATTTGACTCCAGGAAGACATACTGTAAATCTTGTTCAATACGATAATAATAGTGAAGATGGATCTATTGTTATAAATAAAGTAGCTAACTATGAAGTTACTAAAAAATAAATATTAAATATTGGAGAATTATTATGGCAAAAGCATCTAAAACTCAACAAGCATTAATAGAAAATGTTCTAGACTATGCTTCAAGTTTCAAAAGAGGTAACGTACAATCTGTATCATTCAATATCCAAAGAAAAATTAGCAGCAGTGCAGTTTCTTCTATGGACGATAAACTAAATGATACTTTAAATACTATTTTACATGGATTACAACAAATGGATTATGAAATCATAGATATAGCAGTCAATTCGATGCAAGTTAAAAATCCATTGAGTGGCATGTCCTTAAACTTTAATTACACTATTTTGATCAAATAATAAAACACGCCCCACCGACCAAAGCGAGCGTGTTCTAAAAAAAACAAACCTACATAATAGGCTTCTTTATAGTGCCTATTGTATCAGAGAAAGAGAGTAGATTCAATTATGGCAAGATTAGTCAAACGTGGAAATAGTTGGCAATACGAAATTTCATACAAAAAAGATGACGGAAAATACACGAAGATAAGAAAATCAGGATTTAAGACAAAAGGCGAAGCAAAAGATGCCGCCAACGAATTAGAATATAACTTGAACAAAGGCCTTAAAGGGGATCGCAAAAATCTATTATTATCAGATTACTTTGAGGATTGGATGCAACTTTATAAAGAAGGAACAGTATCTCCTATCACTTATAGAAAATACGAAGATACGTTAATGAACATAAAGAAATATATGCCAGCGGTATTGATTTCTGATTTAGATAGAGTTGGATATCAACGCTTTTTAAATAAGTATGCGAAAGACCATGTAAAATCCACCGTTATTAAGTTTAATAACCATATTAGAGCATCGTTGAAAGATGCCGTAGAAGAAGGATTAATTCCGTTTGATCCAACTAGAAAAGCAGTAATCAAAGGAAAAGATTCATTGAAGCCAAAAGAAGATAAATATTTAGATTATGATCAATTTAAATCTTTAATGAAACTCGTAGAAGAAAACCTTTCTGCACAGTACTCTTCTCCTATGCTCGTGTTAGTCGCTGGTGCTACTGGAATGCGATTTGCTGAACTTCTAGGATTAACATGGGAAGATATCGATTTCGAAGATCAAATCATCACTATTAATAAAACATGGAATTATAAATTAAATGAATGGGGAAAAACAAAAAACGAGACTTCAAATCGGAAAATTTCAATTGATAAACATACGATTGATCTCTTAAAAAAGTTTAAAATCAATCAAAAAGAATTATTCGAGAATTTTGAAGTTAAAAACCCTCATAATTTTGTTTTTTTCAACTTAAAAAATGGATTAGTTTCATCAAACGCCGTCAGCAAATATTTACGCAAAAAATTAAAAGAATTAGGGATTGAAAAGCAATTTACTTTGCATGGACTAAGGCATACACATGCATCTATTTTACTTTATCAAGGAGTAAATATACTTAGCGTATCGAAACGTTTAGGACATAGCAGTTTAGAAACTACAATGTCTACTTATCTTCATATTGTTCGAGAGCTTGAAGATCAGGATAAAGAAAAAATCAATGCTGTGTTCGATAGTTTATATAAAAATGATAACTAG